GAACGGTCGATGCGAACGTGTGTGCGGAACACTCGGTGGTGGATATCCACGCGAGGTGGGTGAACGAACAATCGGTAGTCTCACGTGCTGGCGGCGGCGGGCGGCGGCGGAAAACTGGGAACAAATTGCTCGCGAGAGGGCTTGACAACGAGTATGCGATATGCTATGATCATGCTAGGCGGCCGGGAGGGCCGGCCGAGGTAGGATAAAGGGAGGTTCAGGCATGGTTCAGGTAGCCTCTGTCCGCGAATTGGTGGAACGGCAGGTAGCTTCGGCGGCTCGTACACTTGCCGAGGTCCTCGGCGCCGATACGCCGCGCATCAGCGCCTCCGCCGCGGGAGCACTCTGGCAAGAGGCGTACGAGCTTCTTTGCGACTTCCTGATCGATGAGTACGCTTGCGACCTTCTTGATTATGTTTCTGCTCGCGATATCGCGTTAATGGCAGTCGCACTCTACCTCGACCGCGACGACGCTGACGGCGACTGGGTCGATGCAGCGTTTGAATGCCTCCACTCGCGTTTCGACCGCCTTCTGAAGCGCCTGTACGACTGAGGTACCCTGACCTAAGATCCGGCCGGGAAGTTGTTCCCGGCCGGTTCTTTTTGTGTCCCAGTTGCCCACGCCCACGCGGACTACCACCTCCCAGCAGAACAAAAGTTCGGTACGCGTAGGGCGGAAACGACCAGTAGGCAGGGGTAACGACTGAAGGTTCCTTAGGCGCCATGCCGCGCGCTTCGGAAGTCCACACCCGCATCACGTCCGCCCGTCGCACCTTTCATAGCCCTATCACCCTCGCCACCCTTCAGCGACACGTTCCCCGTCTTCCCCCCTGCCACGCTATCCGCTGGTGCACCGTCTGCCTAATCGTCCAACACCGTCCCCAGGTTGCTGCCGTCGTCAGCGAACTAACTACACGATATTCCGGCCAACGCCAGTCTCAGCTGACGACCGCGGTTCAGGCTCTCCCCCGTCAACGACAGCTCACCTCTTGCTGCGCGAGCGAGAGGTACGGCAACGGCGTACGCCAGGAGAGGTGGCACGGCGTTCCCGATCTGACGGTACTTGGCGGCGGAACTTGACAACAGATCAACGCATGGTGTATACTCGCTGTCGGTGACAGGCGGGACGGTTCACTGGAAGGAGGATGACAGCGATGCCGACCGTAACGGTTCAGCTCAGGCAGTCGGAGATGACGGCGTTGCGCCAGATTGCCGAACAGGAAGTGCGGACGCCGGAGCAACAGGCCACCTACTTCGTGCGCCTGGCTATCCGGACCTGGAAGCCAGCGTGGTTGTGGTTCGGCCGAGACGAGGACGACGAAAAGCCGGACGAGGAGAGAAGTGACCGGGGGGAGGGGTGACGCCGTGCAGTTCGCAGAGAAGCTGCTCCAGTTCCGTACCCAAAAGGGGGTCTCGCAAGCCAAGCTGAGTCGCCTCGCCAACGTGACGATCTCGTTGATCTGTCACTACGAAGCCGGTCGACGCCATCCGACCTACGACACTGCACTTGCCATCGCTCGTGCCTTGAACCTCGCACCCTATGAGACTGCTGAGCTTCTCGTCAGTGCTGGCTACGGCAGCGACGTCGACTTGGTCGCACTGTCGCTCTTGCTCGAGCACCCAGCGATTCCAGAACCGGCGCGAGAAGCAGCGAGGCACACCATCAGGTTCCTCCGCGAAACGCTCGAGCATGAGCTGTCCAAGGCGGGACAGGTCGAGGACAGACAGGGAGGGCATGCAGGTGGAAGTGCGGATCGCGAACCAGCAACAGTTGGTCGCGGCGATCAGTGAACGGCTGGTTCAGGACGACGCCTTGCGCGACGCTGCAGCGACGACCTTCATGAGAATCCTGCACGACTTGGAAAGCCAACCGGTTACGTTGGTTTCCTTCGCATCCTCCGGCATCGACATCGTCGAGGCCGATAGCCTGTACGAGCTGATGGATACGCAGCCAGCCGAGGACGACATCGACTGGATGGACGAGAAGATCCGTACCGACCTCGAATTCCGCCAGTGGACTGCCGAAGATATCGCGCACGCCATGAAGCCTACGTACTTCTACACCACCGACCAGGAATCGTTCGACGAAGCGATCCGTGCCGCGTTGGTCGCGATCGCACAGTCTTGGGGGGTCGACCGATGACTTTCGAAAACCACCAACAGCTCGTCAGCTGGATCGCCGAACAGATCGCCGAAGACGAAGAACTGCGCTACCAGATCGCCCACACCATCGCCACCGCCTTCGGCGTCACCTACCCCTTGACCATCGACCCCATTCAGCTCGACGACGCCTTGCGCAAGAGCCTCAAGATCGTCCTCCACTTCTGGTCGGTCTCCCTTGACAACGTGTGAAGGGTGTGGTACAATCGAGACCAGGAAGGAGGGAAGCACGATGCAGCTGCGGACGATCACGCGACAGGACTACGATTGGGTGCGCGACGAGTACGTGCGGTGGTATTCGCGTGAGCGCATGGACTTCTTGTGCAGCGAGTCGCTGGTCGAGCGGTCGGATACCCGGACGATCACCCGCTTCGACCCACCCGGCCAGCCCAGCACCACCATCGTCACCGAACACCAGCCGGACGGGACACTGGCGATGGCGTGCGACTGCGCCGACTTCGCGACAGACCAGCGCTGCCGCCATATCGCCACGTTGCTCATTGCCTACTATCGCTACGTCTTCAGCGGGGGAGCATGAACATGCTCCCCCTTTTCGCACCACCAGCGCAAGAAGCGCCACCAGGACAACGTCCGTTCGCCGATCTCGACCGGCAACTCGTACGTGCCCACCACCCTCAACCGGTACGGATCCAGCTCGCTCACCAGCGCATCCGCCACCATGTCCGGCCGTTCGCCCAGCCGCCGCAACGCGATCTCCGCTTCGGCACCGCCGGAAAAGACGAGAACCAGCGACTCCTTGCGGACGACATAGGCGACGACCACCAGGCCACGGTTCGCCAGATGCGTGCACAGCGTGTCCAGACCCGTCCGGTTCATCGCACGTTCAGCCGATACCAGGACCACTGTAGCCCTTCTGCTTCGCCACTTCCGCACCGATCCGCCGCAGCAACACGTCATACCGCTCCGGCCACACCCCCGGGTGCCACTCGAACACCGCGCGCTCGAAATACTGCACCACGTGCGGCTTTCCAGCACGACCACAGCGCGGATCGTTACAAGCGATCGGCTCTTCCAGCTCGTTCGTCAACGGCAGACCGAAAATCGCGAGTCCGCCGTATTCCGACCAGAAGCGCCAGAATCCGCCACCGACGAACTTGCCTGTTTCCGGGAAGAACTTGCCATCTGCCATCTGTCCACCCGCTCCTTTCCGGTACGGCAGCACGAAGTCTTCCATCAACGTCCCCGGACAACTGGTCGGGCTCAGTTCCTTGTGGCCGACCACACGCGACCGCGGGATACCGAGTTCATCGCAGAACCGCGACACGAACAGCCGCAAGGCGTTCAGCTGCGCCGGTGTCGCACGCTGCTCTCCGCCGATCGGCACCAACACGCTCAAGAACGTCTCGTTCTCTGGCCAACTGCCACAGTGCCACAACACCGCGTCCAGGTCGCGGCACTGCCACATTTCGCCGTTGGGGCCGATCGCGACATGGTACATCAACCCGTCACCGCGCGCCCCACCGCCCCAGTCACGATAGGTATGGTAGACCGCGTTCCGTACCACTTGTTGCCACGCAGAACCCGAATCGGTCGCGTTCGCTACGGTGCCACCATTGTAGTGAACGACCACCCCTTGCTTCGGCCAAAACTTCGCTCTCGGCCCACCCCACGGGTTCGTCGCCAGCTCTTTCCGTTTGTCGATCAACCCTAACCGACGCGCCAGTTCCTCGACTTCCCGCATCGTCAGTTCCTCCTCTTCCGCGAGAAACTCCGCGACGATCGCTGCGACCCGTGCCCCGTACACCGCCGACGGCGCCCACTTGCCACCCAGCTGCTCCACCGTCGGCGCACTACCCCGCTGGACCAGGTGCAGGCGCGGCGATACCACTGGATCGCCGGCGTCCTGCGGCGCCGGCCCACCAGCATAGGCAGCGAGGTGCTGGACGTGTGCCAGGATACCCGTAACGTCGTCCGGAAAACGCGCGTGCGCTGCCGGATCGCTGTCGCTGCCACCCGCCGCCGTTTTCAAGCCGCACCAGTTGTGGTAGTCCGGTGGCACGACACCACCGTAATGCCCCCAGCCGGTCTCGTGCGCCGCCTGCGCCAAGGCGACTTCGGGTCGGACACGGTAGCGCGGTGCGATGGCGTAGTACAGGGCAATGACGTTCCGGTAGCGGGTATGCGCACCTTTCCGCACGGCCACGCGAAAGACGGCTTGCGGGCGGGAACGGCTTTGACCCAAGATCGTTGTGCCCATGTTCATGAACCTCCCACCGTTTTCGGTTCATCCCCGTCGGCCGACAGACGCCTCCAGCACCGTCAGCACGACTGCGTACGCCAGCGGCGGCGGAACAGCGTTCCCGATCCATCTCGCCAGCTGTGTCCTGCTAGGCGCCGCACCGTCCGCTCGGACGAAGCGGAAGGAATCCGGAATACCCTGCAAACGCGCCGCTTCGTGAGGCGTGAGCGTGCGCGGGCGAGAAGGGTGCACGAATCTCCCCCTTCCCGGACTCATGAAACCGGTCGTGATCGCGCCAGCTGGCTTGTCCCAAGACAACCGACCGTACATGCTGGGATACGTGTGGCCATCGCGGTGACACGGCGGGCGCAAACGATCCGGCAGCTCGTACGAATCGGTCTCGAACAGGTAAGCGATCCGGCGCTCGTTTTCGGGAGATAGATGTGTCGGCATGTCCAGAAAAGACCCGTCAGCGTCTTGCAGGTCTTTGATCGCCCACCGCACGTCCGGTGTCGGTAACTTCTCTAAACCGGCGAGCGTCCATTCCGACGGTGTCCCGTAGCGCGACGCCAAGATGAACAAGCGCCGCCTCGTCTGTGCTACGCCATACCGGCTGGCATCGGTCTGCACGCAGCACACTCGGTATCCCGCCAACTCGAGCGTCCGTACCGAGCGGCCGACAACGTCGTGCGTGTCCAGTCGCGCCGTCGCGACGTTTTCGATCACCACAGCGGGCGCTTCGAGCGCGATGGCCAGCGCGACCGCGTCGAGCATCAACAGGTTGCGCGGATCTCTGCGACGCGTGTGGTTGTTCAGGTTAGAGTGGCCTTCGCACGGCGGCCCGGCGAGCAGTAGGTCAAACTTCCCGACCAGCGGCCACAGTTGCGGTTCCGCCAGCCAAGACCGGTCAGGTAGGTCGTCGCCTGGAAGGTGTGCGGGCGAGCGAGAGAGCAAGCCACCGACGTCGCGTGCCAGCACCGCTGACGGCCGCAGGTTCTCTGCGTACACCTCCAGCGCAGCTGCGTCCATGTCGACTGCGAGCTCAAAGACCGGCGTCATACCAGCAGCCTTCACCGCTTCCGCGGCACCTAACGAGAGTCCACCGATACCGGAGAACAGGTCGACTATCCGAATCGGTGCACCGCGCCCTTCGACTTCCACCAGGCCTCCCCGCAGATACGAGCGCCACCACCGTTTCCACGGCTCGATATCGCTACCTAGATCGGAGATGTCCCGCATTCTCGAGACCGTGTGCTGGTCGGCGATCTTCACCAGGCGCTCGAGGATCCCGCCAGGGTTGACAGAATAGGATTCTCGCTGTCCGCCCGCCACCAACGGTCGCATCGGGTCTCCAGGCACCTTGCCCCCCATCTTCACTGTTCCACCAGCTCCAATCCGAACTGCCACGTGATCGGTCGCCGGTCGCCGACCCCGAACAGGTGCCAGCGGTTCGCGTTCTGTCCACCCAAGACTTGCAGTACCCAGCTATCGTCCGTCACCGGCGTGCCGGTCAACAGGACACGCGTCCCGGCGATGTCCATGTCGCCATAGGCATGGAAGTGGCCACAGCACAAGGCGGCGAAATCACCGATGACTGCTCGCCACCGCAAGACCCGCTGCGCCAACCCATACCACGGCACACCCTGATACATCCGCACCCCGTGTCCATGATACAGCAGGAACCGGTGCTTGCGGACAGTCACGATCCGCAGGAACGGATCCAGCCCTTCTTGCGCGTACGACACCGGTATCCCGTCTCGTTCCAGGTGCAGCGCGAGATAGTGGTAGCAGGCGAGGTCCCAGCTGGCCGATTCGACGACCCTCTTTCCGGCCCGTCCATGGTTTCCGGCGATCGCTTCCACCCGTACCGACCGCCAGACTCGCTTGAGCCGCCGCAGCCAGTCCGCCAGGTACGCAGCCACTTCCCACGCCTGCCGCAGCGGATCGCTGACTTCCTGGTGATGTGCCTGCGTCGGATAGATCTCCGATCCATCGTTCACGTCACCCAGCAGGCAGACGACTAGCTCGTCGATGTCGTAAGACGTGGACAGGAGGTCGTGGATCCGTTGCAGGCGCGGGATCAAGGCATCCATGCGGCGACGCAGGACGTCGGTATCGAAGCTGCTCGTCCGCTTCCCGTAATGCAGGTCGCTCGCCAAGAGCACCGCCGATTCTTTCTCGCGGTGTCCACTGGCACGTGCAGCATACTCGCCGTACGACTCGAGATACGGGTTGTCGACCTTGTATTCGACGCGCCAGCGGCGCAAGGTGTTGCGCGAGATCCGGTAGCGGCGAGCGATTTCTGCATCGGGTAATGTCCGCAGGGCCTCCAGTAATTCAGGTGTCGGTTCTTTCCGCATCCCCATCGTGGCGCTCCCTGAGCCAACGCAGGAAACGCCACCAGGCCAGTTCGCGAGCCGAGGCGTCCGCCAGTGCGTCCTGTCCTCTCACCGCCACGGCATGCTCGACCACGAACGGCCGGTGGCAGTCCGCACAGCTGTACCAAGCGCGCTCGACTCGCTCGGCCCCGACACACTCGAGCGCTGTCCAGCCTTGGACACCCCCACACCAAGGGCAGGTGACACGGTCTACGACCGTCCCGTCGTCTCGCTGAACCCGCTCGGCCATACCTGGCCGCAGCAGACCGCCACAGACGTCACACACCATCTTGCGACCGTGCCAGGTGTCCAGGACATGGAACGGTGCACAACAGTGTGGGCAGGGTAGCCAATTCTCCCGCCACATCGCCTACAATCCACCCCCTTGCAGGCGCTTCAACTCGTAAACGGTCGCTTCGATGACCGCGTTGATCTCTTCGGGTGTCAGCTGCAACCCCAACCGTTCCAGCGCTGCCTCGATCACGGCATGCGCGAACGCCTTTTTCTCGTCACCCGTCCACAGCTGCTTCTCGCCCAATTGCTCGGCAGCAAGGCAGGCGACACGCGCCAGTTCGCCGACCAGCTCATACGACCGCGACGCCATCACCAGTGGTCCATAGCGGCGTACCAGGACGGTGCCGATCGCCAAGAAGAGCAGACCTAGCAGACAGAAACCCAACGCGACCAGTTCATCCATTGCCACCTTCGGCCTCCTTGCGGTTCAGCTTGTAGAGGCCTGTCGCGGAAGCCAGTCCACCGAGCCAGGCGATCAGGACGTCCCAAACGTCCTTGACCGTTTCCCAGTGCGTCGCGCCCCAGGCCAGCGTTGCCAAGACCAGCGCAACCACGCTGGCCGCGACCAGTGCGCGACGGTCGTGCCAGCCGGTAACGGCCTTGACGATCTGCATCACGACGTAAGTCAGGGCGCCGGTGATACCGGCACTCGCCGATATCGTCGTGGGGTCGAATTCGTCCATCTGCCATCACCCCCCTTGCTCGGTGACCTCGATCACCTTGCCACCCGGCCCGATCCGGAAGCGGCGACCGAAGCGCTTCTCGTACGCGTCGAGGAGGCGCCGAAGCTGCTTCGCCCCCTCCTCAATCCGTGACACTTGCGCTTCCAGTTCTTGAACCCGCTTCTGCAGCACATCCACTTTCGTCCACAGACTGTCAATCACTTCTTGCTGCTTGGCGATGATGTCCGCTTTCGTCTCGCGCCGACGCAGCAACCAGTTCAAAACTGAAACACCACCAGCGCCGAACAGAAAGCCGATGATGGTGTCGAGAAGGCCGTTGTTATTCATCGCCAGCTTCCTCCTCTTTTTGCGAAACGAGCCTGGCGGCGAGCGCCAGTCGTGCAATCCGTGCTTGCTCCAAGGACGGACGCACGAACGCGAGTTCCATCGGCAGTCCGATGTCCATAGGCGAGAGAAGCTCCGTCGTGCTGTCCTCGAGCGCACACAGCTCCAGCCAGTCCACGATCGCTTCGGCGTCTGCGAACGGCCCCACCCAGCGCGCCCGCTCCAGCACACCGTCCGATTCGACGACGCGGATGTACAGGCCGCTAGACCGTCTTGCGATCACGGGGATTGCGAGGTGGCGCATGGGGGCCTCCCGGATCGATGACCGTTTCGGTCACGGCGTGTCGCCGGACGATGACCTTGCCGTCAGGCGTGACGCGGTGGGAGCCGCGGCTCAGTTCGTGCACGAAGCTGTTGTCGGACAACTGTTGCAGCAGCGCCGTGCGCTCACGCTCGCGCTTCAGTTCCTGCGCGCGGTTCGCGATCGCACTCAACAAGTACGCCTCGCGCGCTGCGTCGTCCTGATAGAGAAACCAGTACGGCAAGCGCACCTGGTCGATCAGGAACGGCGAATCGCGCTCCGGATCCGCATCGTCTTCGTACCACAGCACGTTGGCGTACACGGTCCCGTCCGGCAGGATGTCGATCGGCCGGTCAGGTTGCAGCCGGAAGTGCATGGCTCTCACCTCCGTCCTTTCACTCTCGATTGTACCTGCTGGTCATTAGAGCGGCACGACAGACGACATGGTGATGATTGAGCGGACGGTCACTTCGACGTCGAAGCGCGCACCCGCCGCACCGACCCGCAGCTCGATCTGGTTGTTCTGCTGCACCGGGGTCAGGAACTGGGTCTGCAAGAACTGGGTGATGTCCAGGTCCAGTTCGTTCGCGTCCCACGGTCCGCCTAACGCACTCGTGCGGTCGACACCGTTGATAAAAATCCGGATCTGTTTGCTGGATGGCAACGTAGACTCATAAATCCCGTACACCAGCGCGTGCGTGTGGTCGGCGACATAGTGCGAATGTGGTGCTGCGTTCGTCGTCGTCTGGCCGCTGACCGAATGGCTGTGCGCAGGTATATTGACGTAATGCTGGTGCTCTTGTGCATAGAGTTCGGCGTTCGTCGGTGCCGCGGCGCCGCGACCGACGAACACGCCGTAGTCAACGCGAGCCGATGAACCATACGAAACGACTTGTTCTCTGCGCCCGGGATCCGACCATGTTTCGTTGTTCATCGTGCGCGCCCAGATCAGGTCGCCGATGACGTCGGACGTGGTCGTCCCGCCACCACCAGCCTGTGTCGTGAAGGCATTGATCGAATGCGAATGCTCGCCGCTTGCTGTCGTCGTCTGGCCACCACCAGCTGCCGCGACCTGTACGTTGGATCGCAGTGGATGGCACGTGATGTGCAGCATCACGCGGTGCAAGAACCGGATTTCCGGGTCGTAGCGGACATTGATGATGACCGGGTGCGTGCTGTCGATCGACCGGCGCAGTGGACCGTTCTGCCGCTCGAACGTGATGTGCTTCTGATGGACAGACAGCGCCCACAGCCGCTCGACCACTTCGGACAGCGCGTCTTCGCCGCGTTCTGGCTCGGTATCCGACGACAGCTCGAATTCGATCTCTTCGACGTCGCCGCGGAAGTTGCGCTTGATACCCCGCACGAACGCTGTCGTGTCAATATCGACGATCACGCGCTTACCGTCGATATCTTCTGCGATCCCCTTGGCCAACAGGTGCACCGTCTGGCCGGGCCGGATGTACCAGCCGCCGGTGAACGGATCACGCAATCGCACTGGGCCCAGAACCGACACTTCCCATTCCGTGCGCGGCTCCTTGTGCTCGTTCAGCCAGGCAACAGCCAGTTCGTACAAGGTGTTCGCCGCTTCGCGGTAGGCTGCTGGCGAGTTCGCGATCGGTGCCACGTTCTTGAACGCCATGACACGCTCGCGCAAGCCATAGGTCGCGATCGAGTCGTCGTCCTCGATGTAGTAATACGGTGTCCCGGTCGGCGTCGTTCCCGATCGGATCGGATAGGGTGACGTGCGATCCGACCAACGGAGATCCAAGACGTTGATCCCTTCGCCAGCACCGAGCGGGATGAGGCGGTTAATGACTTCTTCGTCTCGGCGCGTGATCCGGATCTTTTGGATCGGTATCGATGTGGGATCCAGATACGGTGGCACGGCCGGGTAGAGAAGCAGCCGGAACGGGCTGGCCGTGACCGTCGAGAACAGGGTGAGCGACTTGGTGTCGGCTTCGGGCCGCAAGTGCATCAGCTTCTGTTGCGCGACCTTGGCGATCGCTTCGAAACGCGTCGCTCCTTCGAAAATCGCCGTGACGAGCTCGCTGGCCTTCTCGACCGATGCTGTCCAGCCGGGTAACAGCAGTGTCGATACTGTCGCCCCCGTCGGTTGGCCGTCGACGATCCACGAGATCTTGGTCGTCTGCAGCGACAGCTCTCGTGCTAGGCCGTATCCGGACAATTCGACGACTGGACCGTCGCCTTCCAGCACCGTCCGCTTGGACGAGAAATATCCCGCGAAGACGATTCCTTCGCCCTGCCGGATCAGGCGGACGACCTTCCCGACGTCCAGCGCGTCAATATTGGCTGCAGTCACGGGAACCGAGACAGATATTTCACCGAGTTCACCAAGATGCCACGTGTAGGACGCGGATAGGACAGGATAGACAGAGACGAAACCGGTTCCTTGGGCGACTTCCAGGCGCAGCGTCCCCAGTGGTGGCAGTGGTGGCGCAGGATGAACCAACAACGTGGCGCGACCGGTGGCCAGTGTCGCCGCGAGTCTGTTTCTCGAGGAAGAGACACTGGCGCTGGCCGATCCGCGCATGGAAATCCCGAATCGGCGCAAATTACTGATTCTGGCCGCGATATTATCGGTTCGGCTGGCGTACACGGCGTGACCAGGCATTGTTATGTTTAGCCGTGAAGACAAAGCCGAAAAGCCAGAACTCGACGCGCTGGCAACAACTGGACCTGGTAGGCGGATAGATATCGATGAGCGCCCACTTGATTGTGTTCTGCCGATTGACCATCGGGCACTGTGGGCGATACAAGTTGACCTGAAAGCCAAAGCCGCGCGGTGAACCCCTCTTCTAGCAGCCCTGACGGCGCTGAACGATCTTCCAGCTAGTACTGTTGTGGCGTCCCGCAAAACAGGTTCCTTGTATGCTTCGTTAACGGAAGCATAGCCAGTGCCCGAGGTTCCCCCCACCACATAACCGATGTCCGATATGGCGAAGGAGGCATGACCGACTCTCGCTGTCGGCATCGGTTCTTTGGTCGACCACGTGTTTGTTATCGGATCGTAGGCCTCATTGTTTGCATGGGGGGTGGATGTATACCCGCCTACTGCATAACCGATGCCCGATATGGCGAAGGCAGCGGGATTCTCTCTATCTGTCGGCATCGGAGCCTTATCCGACCACGTGTTTACTGAAGGGTTGTAAGCATAATTATTGGTAGTGGTGCTTTTGTATCCTCCCACGACATAGCCAATATCCGATACGACGAAAGCGCTGAAATGATAGCTGGGTCTCGGTATAGAAGCCTTAGTCAACCACGAATCTGTCACGGGGTCGTAGGCCTCGTTTACTGCAACCTGACTAGACGTGTACCCCCCTACTGTATATCCGATGCCTGATATGGCGAAGCCAGCCGGACGGAAGCGTGCTGTCGGCATCGTTGCTTTGGTCGACCACGTATCCGTTGCAGGATTGTAAGCCTCGTTTGCTTGAGTGTTACTAGTCGACCCGTATCCACCTGCTACATAACCGATGCCTGATATGGCGAAGGCGGCGGAACCGGATCTCGCTGTCGGCATCGCCGCTTTAGTCGACCACGTGTTCGTCGCAGGGTTATAGGCCTCGTTTGTCGCAATTTGCGAAGGATTGCGTCCCCCCACCGCATAGCCGATATCCGATAGAACAAAGGTGGCAAGGTAGATTCTTGCCGTGGGTATGGGGGCTTTGGTGAGCCATGGCATAGTAGATCACCCCAGCAATCGCTGCTCCACCAGGTCAGCAACCTGCCACCGCACAGCTTCTTCTACCAGCTCGTTGACATGTCGCAGCGCCATCTGTTCCAGTGCTTGTTCGTCGCGTTCCCCCTTGACAGGCTGGAAAATGAACACCTGTCCGTCCCGCGCAATCCAGTACGCTCCATCGCTCTCACTCATATTGTGGCGCGACCGCACGACATCTGCTGGTACACCGTTGATCGGTGACTCGTGGTCCCACACCCCATACGTGTATCGCGCCATTTCTTCTCGATATAGTGCATCTTGGTCGATATCGTCCAGAATCGCCTGCACCCGCTGCACGAACTGGGCGGCCCCGCCAGCGAGGTCGCGTGCGAGTTGCAGGATAGCCTGCTTCTCTGGCACAGACAGCATGCGTAGGACGGTGACGCGGTTCGCGATCTTGACACGCTCCTGCTTCTGCATATCAGTCCTCCCTGATCTGCAGTTGTCCTGCCGGGATCCGCAGCTGGTCGCCGCTCAACATTTCGCGGAATACCAGCAACGTCGCCCAGAACCACGCATTGCCACCGGTGCTCGCATCCCAAATCGTCACCAGCGCGATCTGCCCCCAGTCAGCTGTGGCTACCGGGAAGGTAATATCGGTGCCATTCGATTTCGTGTCCGATGATGTTGCTGGGAAGTTCGTCGTGTTGTTCGTCACCGCGACGCGTGCGTAACCACCACCGGATATCTCTGCGGGGAACGTTCCTGCTTCGAGAAAGTTCGTGGCTTCCGTCCAGACCGCTGATCCGTCGTTGACCGTCGCGTTATCCGTATCCGGCCAGTTCGGCTCGGATGCCCCTGACGTACCCGCTGTCGTGCAGCGATAGATGCGGTTCGGAGTTGATGTTGTCGGGGTCACGAACTGGCCAACCGAATAGGCCTGGTTCGGTCGCCACCGCGGCACTGCGTGCAGACCAATGTGCCACGTCGAAGGAACGGTCTGGGAAGCGCCGAAGAGGACGTTCAGCACACGGGTTTCGCCAGCATTGGTCTTCGAGCCAGGCATTTGTGCACCACCACCTCGTTCTCCAGTGAGCTATCGCACGCCTACCTACGCATACGTATCATACCAGGTTATCGTTATGGTCGCAGCAGGGCAACCAGAGGCGGACAAGATGTTCGCTGTCGGTTCTAGGCGAAGTATTGTCGCCTGGAGCGAGCCGACAACCAGTGCAGGTGTCACGTCATTCCATGTGGTTCCCCCATCGCTCGATTCCAAGACAATCCATCTTCCAGCCAGAATGCGCAACCGATGGCGATCCGTTGAGCCAACCCGATTGACTGTCACGCGCTCACCAGTCACGTAGTTTTCGATCGTCGGTGAGGCGTAACCGTTTGCTGCAGTTGCGACAATATCGATCGTGAGATCCTTGACAGGGAGATTGCCAGAGATGCGCACGATATGCATGCCGTTTCCCGGCAGTACCACCGACGATGCTGATTGTGCCATCCAGTCCGAAAGCCGCCGAAAGGTCAGCGCTACTGAGAAGTGGCGCAAGTTCTCGACACCGAACGTCGTTGTCGCTAAGCCCATCGGCCGAACATAAGCCCAGTAATGGTTGCCCAAGGCATCCCGCACCCATAGTCGACCACGACCGATTCTCGCCAGCTTGCTGCGCATATCCATGTACTGCTGCCAGGCGTCTTGTGCATCCTGGCCGACAATGACGAAGCGGATCGTTTCTTCGGTTGCGCCACGTGGTGCCGGTCGCGTCCCGAGAAGGTCAAACGCATAGTCCGCCAGTGGCACGTCGGCAAACGCTGTTCGGAGCTCACCCCCTGTCTCCCATTCCATGGCATATGTCGGGAACGTGATAACGATGTCGCCAGCTAGGCTCTCCAAACGGATAGGCCATCCCGGATACGCAGCCATGCTCATCGCAGCCCCCTGCGCCGCAGCTCTTGCGCGATCAGGTAGCCGATGTCGTGGACGACACGATTCGCTTGCTCTTCGTCATGCGCATTGATCGTCACTGGCCCGTGGAAATTGATATCGACGTCGATTCCCCCACCGACCGCACCTGCTGCGGCAATATCCCTTGCGGGCACGACGTATTCTGGCCCCCGTTCCCCGAAAAGGTATCGGCTGCCAGAAAAGAGACCCGCACCGATGACCGGTTCGCGCAGCAAGCCACCGGCACCGAAGGCAATGTACTTGCGTGGATCGACCGGTATCCCGTGCTCGCGGATCTCGAAGTGCAGGTGATCACCGGTCGAGTATCCCGTGCTGTCAACGGTGCCGATCTGCTGCTTGCCAGCTATTTGTTGGCCAACTGACACCAGAATGCGTTCCAAGTGTGCATAGTACGTCGTCAAGTCACCCTTGTGTGCGAGGATGACCAGGTTGCCGTAACCGCCTGCCGACCAACCGGCAAACGTCACTGTCCCGCGCCGTGCGGCGTACACCGGGGTGCCGCGCGCAGCGGCAAGGTCGATACCGCTATGCGGCTTGCCACCGTACGCACCAGACTTGGCGAACTCCGTCCAGCCGAATTCCTGTGTGATGACGTAGTGCTCCAGTGGCCGGTACCACTTGTCATCCAGTTTGGATTCTAGCTTCTTCAGAAGATCCCTGACGAAATCCCTGATCCAGCCGAGCACACGTTCGCGCAGGACAGACGCGATACTGCCTGCCCAGCCGGACGTGTCGATGTTGAAGAACGACGTCAACTGACTGACGACCCAGTCGGCACCCTTCGAGAGCCACTCTTCGAGAATTTCTGCCGCTGTGCCGACCACCGAGGATACGGTGGACACGATCGTGTCAATGAGGCCACCCATCGGCTGGAAACCGGGTGCATCGACTGCGTGTTGCATGAAGCGCGCCGTGACGTCAGCCGGTAACACCTTTGCTCCGCGCGGCAAAAGAACCAGCTCTGGACCCTCTTCGCCAACAAGCGCCAAGCCACCAGGGTGATAATCAGTGCCCTCGGCATACGCGCGTACACCGCGACTGTAACCCGGTATGCGTGGAATATCTGTCCAGTAAATGTTCCGCAGGTAATCGATTCCGAGCTTTTCACCGACCCAGCGCAACGCCGCAGCGATGGCGCGCTCCACGGCATTGAAAGCGTCGATCAGCGCGTTGAGCGGAGCGATCGCGAAGTTGTATGCGGAACCCAGGATGGACTCGATGTTGTCGCGAAACGTCTTGAACGGCCATTCTAGAGCATCGTAGATTCCCTGCTTGAGTCCTTCGAAGAAGCGCTTCAGTTGCTCCCAAATGGACGTCGCCTTATTCCAGACCTCGTCCCAAATGCGTGCGGCCGTGTCGCGCAGCTTTTCAAACGGCCACTTGAGCGCATCCAGCATAGCCTGCTTGGCATCCTCGAAGTGCCGCTTCAAATCGTCCCAGATCGTGGTCGCTTTCCTCTTGATCTCGTCCCACAAGTCCGCCAGCTTGTCCCGAGTCTCGGTCACCTTCTGTAGGGCGGTATCTTTGAGACCGGTGACTCTTTCGATGACAAAGGTCTTGATGCGCTCCCAGATCTCCTGCACCTTCGTCAGGATAGCGTTCCAGCGCTCTTCCAGCGCGGCGCGCAGGTCGGAGATGAGATCCTTGCCCCGCGCAATAAGTTCGGTCACCCTGCCGATGACGGTATCCTTGACGGAAGTCCAGATGTTTGTCACTGTGTTCAGGATGCTCTGCCAGATGCCGACCAGGCGATCCCGCAACCCGGTAATGATGCTGATGATCTTTTCGACCAGATCGGGAATCAACGAGCGGCCGACCAGCCAGTCATAGATCTTGCGGAAGATACCGGTGACGATGTCCCAGATTTTGCCGAGGACCGCTGCGAGGCTACCTACCAGGCCGCCGAGGATACCGAGAATCGCTTCCTTGAATCCTTCGACGATCTGCTTCGCCCCGTCCCATGCGCGCTGCCAGTCACCGGTGAAGACGCCGACCAGGACATTGACCAGACCCATGATGACGTTGGCGACACCTTCGATAATCCTGAGACCGGCCTGAATCCCCTCGAAGAACAGTTTAACGATCAGCGGCAGCAGTATCTGAACCACCTCAGCCAGCAGGCGGAACGCTACCAGCAAGGCTCCGCCGACAATCCCAGCGATGACCCCTAGCGCCGGCGCGACCGCTGCGAACGTTTCCTTGAGCTGCTGCCAGGTCGGGCCCAGCTCGTCGCGAATGACCGTCGCCGTGTCCTTGAAGGCTTGCTTGATGCTGTCAAAGGCGGGCGCGAGCATGTTTTTGATGAAGCCAGCGACCGTCTCGATCGTCCCGCGGTTTTCCTCGAACAGTCGGAACAGCGTTTCCAGTGGTTTCTGTAGCGGCCCCAACGACTTCTCGGGGTCCAATGCGCCTGCCACGACGGCCGAGCGCAGCTCACTCAGTGCTTCGCCGAGATGGCGACGGGCCTCGACAGCTAGAGCATCCCAATCAATGCCGCCGATCAGGTTCTTCAGCCAGTTGAAGAGGTGCTCTGCCCCACCGGTGAGCGCACCCCAAGCCGACGCAAGCGCATCGCCTGCAGTCTGCGCCACCTCTCCCCAGTTCACCTGGTCGAAGAGCTTAACGAGCCATTCCGCGATTCGGTCGGCTACCTCAGTTACGACGCTCCAGGCCGTCGCTAGCGCTGTCGCTGCGTCCTGCGCGACCTGTTGCCAGTCGATGGACGCGAACCAGCTAAGTACCGCCCCGATCAGTTTGACTTCGGTGGACAGCACCGCGACCAGCAAGTCACCGATCGTGCGCCCAAGTTCACCCCAGTCGATTTGGTTGAAGGTATCCACGAGCCACCGGTAGAGGCGGTCGAGGCCGGTAGTGATCGCCCCCCAAGCGGCCAGGAGCGCGTCTTGTGCTTGCTGTGCGACCTGGGCCCAGTCGATGGAGGTGAAAAAGTCGAGGAACCAGGCGAAGAGGCGGCCGACCGGAGCAGCGACCGCTGCCAGTGCACTGGTAAACAGGTCGATGGCAGTGGAAGCCACCGCGCTCCAGTCAATCTCGGTCAGCTTGTTCCAAAGCTTTGTTCCCAGTTCGACTAGCGCCGTGCCAAGCGCGGATAAGCCTTCGCTGATCGTCTTGCCGACCTCAGACCAGTCCACCTGCTTGATGGCGTTGACGATGTTCTGACCCAGCTGTAGGAAAGCCCCGCCGAGCGACTTCAGGATGTCGCCGCCGACATCGAAGAGGGTTCGGATACCGCCAACCAGCCCCTGCTCGCTGAACGCCTGCTGGATAGCCTGAAGGCCTTCCAAGATCTGTTTGGCAACGGGCACGAAGATGTCACGAATGCCGAACCAGTTCTTGGAGAAGGCCTGCCACACCAAGGTAACGAGATTGACGAAACCCCAGAAGCCGCCGAAAAGACCTTGGAAGAGGCCGGTGACGATGAGCATCGGCGCCTTGAGAGCGGCGAAGCCGAGTTGTAGCGCTCCCAGGCCAACGGACAACGCCTTGATGGGGTTCAGGACGGACATGAATATCCCGACCAAAGATCCGAACCCGCTGGCAATCCCGCCAGCTACTTGGCCGATGCGCGTAAACCATCCAACGACGCCACCCAGGACAGCTAGCCAGTTGACAGAAGTAATGACGCCAATGATCGTGCGCCATGCTGCGACGATAGCAGCAGTAGCGCGCTGGATCCCTGGCATGGACTTTATGAAGCCGCTTATCGCATTGATGACTGTCGAGAACGCTTTGGTTACGATTTGCGGAAAGCTGCGTATCGCGCTGATCGCTGCCGAAAACGCAGCCGTTACCGCGCCACCGAAGGTCTTCAGCCACCCGACGATGGTGTTCAGGATGGCCGCCCAGTTTCCGGTCGCGATCGCACCGATAGCGGTACGCAGCGCTCCAAAAACACTGCCGACCACGCCCTGGATCTTTGGAAACAGCGCCAGGAGACTGCCTATCGCTGTGGTTACTGCCGAGAATGCCTTTGTTGCGAGTCCACCGAGTTGCGATAGCCACCCGGTGATGGTACCCAGGATGGCCGACCAACCTCCAGCAGCGATCGCACCAACAGCTGTACGCAACGCTCCGAATATGCTGGCCACCGCGCCTTGGATCTTCGGTAGAAGTGCCAAGAACTTCCGTATCGCGCCAGCGGCCGCCGAGAACTCCTTCTTTACAGTTTGACCGAATTGCAATAGGGTTGTGCGGATTTTCCCCAGGGTAGTTTTCAGTTGTCCGGTCGCGACAGCGCCAGCGATCGCACGCAGCGCGCCAACAATGACGTACAGAACCTCGGCGGCGCGCTGTGTCGCACCATACACCAGGAGACTCACCGCGCTGGCAGTTGCTGTGAAACCCTTCTGCACGGCACCCAGCATTGGTATCAACGCTGCGAAGGCACCAATGACTTGACCGCTGAGCACTTTGGCGAGGGCAACGTTATACGCAATCGCCGGGGCCAGTGCGACATTGAGGTTCTGCAACAGGGCGGTGAACGGCAGCATGGCAGCGCGCAAACCGAGGAACGCGACGCCGAGCGTTGTTGCGGTGATCACGAAGCGAGAGACAAGACCTGCCACCTCAGTGAAGAATGGAGCGAACGGTTGGACTGCCTGCATGATGCGCTGGCGCGTCTCAGCAGCGATACGCTCGAACCGCTTCCGCTGCTCCTCGGCTTGCTCGAACACCGATGGGTCGGCTAGCGTCCACTGGGTTGCCATCTCCATGGATGACTCTTGTGCCTGCTTGCCGATTTGCTGTAGCGATTCGCGCAATGCGTCGTAACCAGCAGCGAGCGCTTCGACCTTCTTCGACCATTCCTCGACCAGGTCGCGCTGCCGCGCAGTGATCTCGGCAATCTTCGCGTGCTCCTCGCGCAGCTTCTTGAGATTCTCGATGTGCGCGCCCATCGCTTGCTGTGCTTCGGCGAAGGTCATGGCCTTCCCGGCGCCCAGCGCTTCGTCAGCCATCTTCCGGAGCTGCTCGCGTAGGGGCTCGACCTTGAGCTCGCGCTCCAGGTCGACCTTCTTTGCCTGCGCCTCCAATCGGCGGATCTCGTTTTCAACGCCCCTTATCTCTTCTTCTGGAGCACCGGCCAGAATCAGCTCCACCCTACGGAGTTCGAGCTGTTTGATCTGCTTTTCGAGTTGCCTCAGTTGCTCAATGTAGGGCTGCTCTTCTGCCAGCGGTGCTTCGACTAAGTCACGGATAGCCCGTTCTGTATTGCGGATAGCCGACTCAACGTCGCGCAGCAACCGCTCGTATTCGCGCAGGACAGCCTGCTGTTCGCGCAGTGCTGTGCGCGCATCGTCGAGGGCACTGCCGTAGCGCTTGATCGCTTCTTTGAAGTCTTCGGCACTCGCGCGACCTGACGCGATCTGGCGAGCCAGTTCGCGCACCTCCATCGCAGACTTGGACGCTGCCCCTGGCAGGAGCGACTCCATAACACCAGTCGCGCGGCGTAGGACTTCTTCAGCATACGCCGAACGCCTGGCTAGCTCGTCCAATCCACTGGTGTCGACGACGAACGGTGTGGTGACGATGTCCTGAATAGCGCGACGCAGGATATTGAACGCACCAGCTGCGGCGATAGCGGGAACCCGCATCTTCTCCAGTCCGTCGCGTGTCCGTGAGGACTGGTTCTGTAGTTCTGCCAGCTGGTTGCGCAACTCATCGATAGCGTTACGCAACTCGTCCATCGCATTGCGCAACGCATCGGCTTGGTCTTCCAGTGCTGCAACGACCGCTTGTTGCTGCTCGACCAGTCGCTGCCAATACTCTTGTTCTCTTCGCAAGTTAGCCAGTTCACTGGCAAATTCAGAGACGCGGCGGATCGCTTCACCGAACGACAGCGCTTGGTTCAGGCCAAGCGCGGCATTGGCTGCCTCCTCCAGCTGTTCCCGGAGTGGGCCGATGTTCAGGTCGCGCTCGAGATCGACCATCTCGGCCCGCTTGCTCAGAATTTCGATCTTTGTCGTTAGCTCATCGATGAACGCAGCAGGTACTCCGGAGAACTCGAGGCGCAGTTTTTGCAAGCGCAGCCGTTTGATCTCGCGGTCGTACTGCTTCAGTTGGTCGAGAAAAGGAAGTTCTTCAGTCAGCTTGGCGCGAGCGAGGTCCCTGATTGCACTTTCCAGTTCGCGTATGCGGTCGGTGACCCGGCGCAAGTTATCCCGGTACTCGTCCAGGATCTTGCGCTCGCGCCTGAGCTGCATCTCGATGTTTCGTAGCTGGATACCAAGGGTGCGTAGCTCGATCTGCAATAGCCGGATCTGGATACGGATCGCTTCGATCTGCCCCGTTACGCTGCCCAAGTCGTCGAATGAATCAATGATCTGGCCTACACCGTTTTCGACGTCATCGACGAGCGACGGCGAGTGACGAGCGAACGGGTTGATCCACTGCAGCGCTTCATAAATAGCCTGACCCAGGGCCAACGCGAACGACGCTGCTTCGTAGAGCGCGTCGCGAAGCACGCCAACGAAGCCGTAAAGGCCAGCCACGACGACCTGCACGGCTCCATTGACCTTCGCTGCCCAATCGGTCAACAGCGCCTCACTGGACACGAAATTGCCGATCTCGACCAGTGCATCGCGAAATGCCTGGAATAGCGGTTGGAACCCTTGTGCGAGGAAAAACTGGATCCCTTCGCGGACGGCCTCTATTGCTCCCGTCCACGTCCGCATAATCGTGTCGCTCATGTCGCCAAGGCGGTTCTCCGACCAGGCGACCAGACCTTCGATGAACGTCTGGGCATCGACTTGGCGCTTCTCGACCATTTCCATGGCCTGCGCCACAGAAACACCCAGGGTGTCGGCCAGGATCTGCCACGCCGGTATACCAGCATTGGTCAGCTGTCGCATCTCCTCACCGACCACCTTGGTGCGTTGTGCCATCTGGAACAACGCCAGCGAGACGCGTTCGAAGACGGCTGCCGAACCACCGAAGGCAGCAGTGATGTTGACGATCGCGCCCAAGATGCGCGGTAGCGCTTCAGCCGGGGCTCCCGAAGCAGCAAGATAGTTCAGCGCTTTCGCAAGATCTTGAATCCCGTAAGGGGATTTGGCCGCAAGCGAGACAAGATAGGACAGAACTTGGTTCGCCTTTTCGACCGAACCGTACAGCGTCGTCAGCCGGATCTGCAGCAGTTCAAGGCTCGCGTTGAGATCGAATACCGATTCACGCCATGTCGTGAACACCGAACCGGCGACCTGCAGGGCCTTCAAGGCGACACCGAACTCTAGCGTAATGAGCATGACGCGACCGATGCGCGTGCTCATGGTGCTGAAGATGCCGCCCAGGTCGACCATCTCTTCGGCGACGGTCACCGCGGTCTTCTGCACGTGCTGCAGCGAACTACTGAGGGACTGGATCTGCGGTGCAGCACCGCGTGCCGCCGCACCAGCTCGCTGCGTCGCCTGGCCGAACGACTCCATGGCCTGGGCGCCACGCAGTGCACTGGCGGCCGCGCGGTTCGTGGCCTCCATACCGGACATGAAATTCTTGATCGCTTCCTGTGTCCGGCCCAGTGCCTGCTCAACACCTTGCGCTTGCGCCTGAATCAGCACCTTGAGCTTCGCGAGCGTGTCCGCCACCGGTGCCTAGCCTCCTTTTAGCGATCAAAGTAGGCAGCGAGTGCCCCCATGGTGGCCTTGATCTTGCGAGCCAGCTCTTCCTCGTCCGGATCCGTGGTATCCCACCGTGGCCAGAAGTCTTTCAGTCGATACGGTCGCTTGCCTTTCGGTCGGTGGATATTGGCCAGCATCGCCGCCAACAGGACAGCGCGCCAGTCGTCCCGATCGCGCCCGATCGGGTCGATCCGGTCATAGGCCATCCACTCGGCGAATTCACGCGCAGAAATCTCGCGCTGGGCACGGGCAACCGACATACCCAGCGCGAGCGCCAGCTTGAACCAGAATCGCCGTTCAGGCCGTCTCTTCAGTGCTTTTCGTCAGCTCCTCGACCGACTCGGCTGTCATTCCATTCAACCGCAACGCTGCCTCGAACACGCGCTGCAATGCACGCGCTGACTTCTTGCCGAGTTCGGCGATCTCGTTGTCGCTGAACATGCGTTCCTTCGTGACGGGGTCGACAATCGAGAGGGCGACGAGCTTGGCGCGGAAGTTTCGCAAGTTCAAATCGCGGCTGTTGCCGCGCGTGACCATGACCGACTCCTCGAACTTGTCCCGCTCCGCGCCAGTCATCCCGCGGATCAGAACCTTGCCGCCCCACTCGGGGACATCGACGACTTCTTCCGGAAGGTCGGCAGCAGCCAGGATCTGCTCCTTGGTCAAGAAAACGACCTGCGTGCCGTTCGGCTCCATGAACAACCTCCCATGCATCGGCTTTCACGACGATCTGCATGTCCGGGAGACCTCCCCCCCCAGGGAAGGTGGGGGGTGTTGGGCCTTCCCTGGGGGGCGGTCGCCCCTTCACGAACTATTTTACGGTGTCGCGTTGAAGTCCGGTCGGCCAGTGACAGCGATCGTGATCGATGCGCGCATGGCGTCGTCGAGCGCGCTGTTCACTTCGTAGCTCGTCACATAGCCCCGCAATTGCCAGGCCGTCACGCCGTCGGCCAAGACGAGCTTGAAGTTGCGGAGCTGGCCGGTGTCGACCAGCTGGCGCAACAGCGCGTGCGTCGGCTCAGCAGGATCCAGAATGATGTCGAAGCTGACTTCTCCGGCCGACTTCGTTGTGGCGACGACGTCCGTCCACCCCTGCGAGTCGCGGTTGGTGACGTCCGCCGTGTTCACCGTGATCGTCGGGCCGGAAATGTCCGTCACCCGCGCGATCGTTGTGAACGTCTCCGGTGACCCACCGTCGCCGACCTTGATGATCGTATGCATACCAGGGTAAATGACCGCCATCGTGACCCCTCCTTTCTCAGTCTCTTGTCATCGTCTAGCGTCGCCGGATGCGCAGAACGGCGAACTCCAACCCGTTCGCTCCGTTTACGTGGATGTAGCCATCCGGATTCGCCCAGCCGACCAGGTCAAATAGCTGGGTAACGACGATCCCACCGGCCGGTACACTGTGCGTCAGGTGCCCGATACGGCCAAACGGGTTATCCGGAACCGACAACACTGTAAAGCTCGCGGCCGATTCGCCAGTGTTGCGAACCAGCAGGATTTCCTGGCCAGTAGCCCGAAATTGGTTGTTGTTGGTCGTGTCGGCAGGTGTGAAGGTGACCAGTTGCGCTGTCGTTGACCAAGTACCAGGCAGCACGATCGGTGTCAGCGTCGTTCGCGCCATCGTTCAGTCCTCCTTTCGTTTTCTGTTTGATCAAGAAACCGTTCAGTTTGCCGGTGGTCGCCAGTCGTTGACTTGCTGGCTGGCGCGGTGCCAAGCGACATGTTGCTCAATCGCTTCACGGCTCAACGTACTGTATGGGCACAGCGTGCACTGGTAGTTGGTGTAGTTTGCCCAGTTTGTCTCGCTGTAACCCGCATCATGCGGATCAGCCTTGATTGCGATAGGCGTCTCAGGTTTTGGGTTGGGTCGATCGCGTTGTCCTTCGTTGCCGATTGCGACGTCTTTCGGCGGAGCACGGTTGTCTCGCGTGCGGGTCAGTTTCATGTGCGGCGTTCCTTTCTGGAAGACTAGACCAGGATCGGTACACGGATCGTCACGACGACACGTGCCTCGACAACGGGCCCAACGTCTCGGTTCACGAATGCGAACCCTGCGCTTGTGACAGCTGCGACAGCAGACCCTTCACCCAACTCTGTCCACGTCGCCAGTCGCTCAATCACTGCATCGACGACGTTCTGCGCTGACCGCCAGGCAGCCTCGCTAGTCTTTTGGTCGACCGGTATACCCAGCCAGACTTCCCAACGCCATTCGGCGGTCGACAGGCCACGTGCGACGCGGTCGACCCGGACTTCCAGTGGCCGCAGCGCCACCGCTGGCCACTCGCGCGCGATCTCCAGCGTCGGGTACTCGTAGACGGCCTTGATCTCGGGAATGGTCCGCAGGACATTGGCGAGGGCGCGTCGGATCGCAGCGACTTCCATGGCTTACTCCGTCAGCTCCTCAACGATCCGCTCCAAGATGAGTGTCCCGTGCGACGTGCTGGCCCATTCCTGCTGCACGTCCTCGATCGCCTGCGACATGAACCGCGTCGCCGGTGTCCCTTCGCCTTGGATCTTCTTCACCACCGCCATCACGAACGGGTACAGCTCGCGTTCCGGTAAATGCGTCTTCAGCGCTGCCCAGGCAGCAATCGGTGCGATCGGTGGACGGTGTGGGCGCCCACCCATTTCGACCGGCGCCGCATATTCCCACATCGGCCCACGCAAGATGTCCGAACCAGTCGCGATCACGGCATACGCTGGTTCTGTCGGCGACCCCTCGGGCTCCGTATGGATCGACGCAGCCAGCGCACCGGACGCGATATGGTTGTCTTCCTGCAACTTGTTCGCTGCCCGCTGGGCGATCGCTTCAGCCGTCAGACGCGCCCATTCGCGCAGCACCTGATAGACGCGCGGCCCGCGCGTCACCCCGATCATCGGCGCGTCCGTCGGACGGACTTCGTATCGAACCTTGAAGACGAGCACCGCATTGACTCCTCACGCAGCCGTTGCCGTCACTATCGTCCGGTACGGCTGCAACAGTGCCTGCACCTGGGGTGGGACACCCACGTTACGGTTCAGGACAAAGCCTGTCGCCCCGACCTGGACGGAGTACGCGGCTGGGCCGGTCTCCCAGAGCGCCTGGCACCACAGTAACACCGCCTGGCGGATCGCTTCCCCGCCCGGTCGGTAGTGCACGGCAACGAGCTGGTCGCTGGCGTCACGCACCTGTGTTGCCCAGCCAGCGCGGTAGCGAACCCAAACGGTCGCTGTGCCGGACAGCCACGATACAGTGGCTGAATGGCCTGTCCCACCTGGTAGTCGGCGCAGACGGTTCAGGTGGTGATAGACGGCGTAATCGACGCCTTCCACCAGCGTCTGCGTTCCTTCGCGCACTTCCAGCACGGCAACGATCGGTCGGTGGCGGAGCAACAGCCACTGACTGCCACCGTCCGCGTACTCGCTGTACTCACGCTCGATCACCCCGGACAACAGCTGCTCGACTGCGTCCGAGACCGCGTTCAGGATCGCACACAGGACGTCCTGCTCCTCTTCGCTGTGTCCGGGCCTCAACGGCGCAGT